TTTTTGCGAGATCACGAACCCCATGTACCAACTGTAGGAGTCGTCATGGGGACCGTAGAGATGAAGGCACCAAATGACATGTCTTCACCTCCGGAACGAAGAATAATAGATGAAACGTTAATACCAGGCGCGGTAGCAAACATATTAGTAACATTGACACCAACATCCGGAGCTGTAGTGAAAGTGTTAGGATAAGTGCGTGCATATACCAGCTGAGTACTAACATAACAGTCTTTAGTAGCAATTGCGTGATTCCTCATATAAGGCGGAATATGTACGTCAATAGCTATAGCATCTTGTTGTGGCATTGTTGCTAAAGCAGGGGCTCCGATCAAATACGCAGGTGTATCAGTCCCATCAATAGATGTTGCTGAAAACTGACCTACTGTACCTATGGAAGTACTGCGGTACAAAGAAACAACAGGAATACTAGTATCTCCGGCTCCGTAACTCACAGCCGGCTGCGTTCGAAGCCACTTGCACCTCAAAGAGCCAGTGGTCAATGCATACATGGCAGAAAGCTGCGTGTACACATCGGCACTGTACCCGGGGACTCCTATTGTCGCGCCAGTTACTACAGGGAGCTCATAACTGTATGGATTAAAATAGAAGTAACGATTAATGGCTGAGGCACCAAGGGCCGTTAAGGCAGTGGATTTTTTGAGCAGCTGTCTCAGTGAAACAAATTGTTCACCAATACATACAGCTGCAGGTATAGGACTCATAGACATAGGAGTTGAACCTCCCACGCCCGCTACTTTCTTGACACAATCAACATCCCCTGACTGCGGGGTATAAATACCCGTTGGAGTGTAATTGTTAGTGATAGGATAAGCGTATTCTAAGTCCTCGCCACCTGACAGTTCGATTAGCAAAGTAACTGAACTACTAACGGTGGCTGGAGCTTCCAACTGATCCACGACGTAAAACTGTAAGACAGAATAAATGAAATCCATAGGATTGGTCCTCCATGCATTCATGCCTTCGTATGGCACATTGAAAGTCCATTCAGTTCCCAATCTTAGGTCAAGAATTTCTCTTCGCAAATAGTCGGTGTTAGTAACATTGAGAGTACCAGCTCCCAAGCCTCCACCTGCATTAGGAATAACACTCATTGAAATTCTGCCAGAATGGAACTCTGTTTTCACGCACTTTATAGTTACATTGAAACTGCCACGAGCCATCTTAAACCACATGCTAGGCATGGTACACGGAAGGAAGGTAGTGGTTGTTCCTCCACCAAGCACATTAGAGACGGACGCATTATATGCTAAATTTACAGTAGCAAGGCTGTCTCCAATGTTATTAGCGGTAGTAAACGTAAAGCTGGTGAGAACGGCAGGGATTGTCTTAATGTAATCCCAAGCCATTTCGTCAACGTTCGTAGAAGCAAACTGTGTGATCTGTAGACTGTTCTTAGCTGATAAAGACATCGGTAACCCAATATCAATACCGTCATAATTAGTCACGTTTCTATGGCCCTGCATAAACATATTGCAAAAACCATCGTCATAGTCGGGCTTTGACCACCCAAAAATAGACGCAACGTTACCAACTACATCAGCTACCATACTCACAGGCCCAGTAAATGATGACAAACCGGGAATACGACCTACAAAGTTGGCCGCATCTTTGACTTTGAAAGCAATGTCAGATATGACTCCTTTCTGAGCTCCCTTTTTCTCTTTCTCAATAATATTCGAAGAGGACTTAGTAATAGACTTCTCCTTAATACGACCGGATTGAGGCAAGGCTGCGCCGAACAATTGAATGTTCTCGTAGTTAGCCCACAAAGTGAAAGAGCACGCTCCATTGGAAATGGGAACGTACGGCGAAACCCTAACATAAGCTATTTCAATGGTATTGAGAGTAGTATGAATAGGGTAATAATTCTGAGCTGCGCAAAATGGAATCATAAATGATCCAGCTGTATCGCAATTCAAGTCTAATTGAATTCCGGGCAACTGGGTTCTCGTGCAAATATTAGCTTCATGCAGAGCTGTAATCATAGTCGAACCAGTAGTAGAACCACCGGTGGGAATATAATAGACGAGATACCGACCCTGCGTAAAACGCTGGGCATTAAGTTGCACCTTTATTCTCACGTCAGCCCTAATCCCCAAGAAACCGTACAACTTGTGGTTATTCAAATTGGTTCTCAAACTATTGTACACTCCAATCAATGAAAACGTGGTGGGAGTGTCAGTAGTATTGAAATTACCCTGTTGTAAAACCTGAGGTTTCATGAGATAATCAATAATGGACTTCTGATCAATTGACTGAACAAATTTGTACAAAGCATAATCAGGTTCAGTCGTTTCTGTATGCTGAGTGACAACTTTAGCATCATCGACGAAGGAAGTTGTCGCAACTACGTCGGTGCTGGGATTCTCAGTCGTCCCAGTATAATCTTTATTTAATTCTATAGTAAGGCGGTAATTTAAACACACTTATGCCCCGTTACATGTGTCGTACAAACATTTAAATCTAGATAATGATAGGGCTGCTACCGTCCCACCTTGATTAGTAAGGCTAAATAGCCAAGGACACTATACATAAAGCAATGTTGGTATCGTTTATTGTTTGATTTTAGATATTACAAGGTATCCAGTATGTACAGGAGCTAATAATAACCAAGACTGCTCAAATCTTGGCATCTGTAGTTTAATGTCTTCAGCAGACAAACACATTATTACATGGAATATTCAATCTGACCAACACGCTGCCGATGACAGCTGTAGTCGTAACTGAATACAGGATATTTGCAGAGCCGGGATATTTTCTCTATCTTATATACATACTTGTCGAACACATCTTTACCGTGCAGAGACAATTCACTCAGTGCAAAGGTTATCTTATCAGCATATTGTTCGTCTGATTGATTCTTCTTAAACCAGTACAACGAGTCAATGATTGACTGCTCATTCAAAGGTCCTACATACTTACCTGCTTCTTTGTCAAACTTAAAGCTGCGCTTACAGAAAGACAAATCGGACAGATTACGTAAGCCTTGACTGAATTCACCAGTCTTTAACTCGTCAGTGTATTTCATTCCAAGTTCTGCAAAATGTTCAGCTAACCTACTCTCCAGAAATTCTTCATGTAGCGCTGGATGCACAGCATAAGCATTGTCATCACCCATGAATATCACTTTTACGAACTCGTTGAATCGAGCCATATGTGACACATTCCACCCAGTGCACTTTCCGAAAACATACATGAAACCGAAAAAGTTATATATACAGTTGAGGCCAGCTGTGAAAGTGGAGCCTGATGTCAATCCGCCATGCCATTCAATAACGTCCTTGCCTCTAATATGTCTTGAGTTATACATATCTGCAAACAGAATGCGCCGGATCTTGGCGTTTTCTTGACCGTCATCATACCACTCATTTATACGAGCTACAATAGCCTGATGAATCTGGCCCCTTTGACAACCGTCAAAACCAGAAAAATCTCCTGCTCCACAGCAGCCATCACCAAAGTAATTAAGCTTTAAGGCAATTTGATGCCAGTCGTCAGAATACGGATTCAC